CGCCCCCTTCCGTTTCGGTGTGTCCGGCACGCCTGCTGGGTGGGAGACAAAGTGCTTGCGTTCAATCCCGTCAATCTCTCCCCGCTGCGCGGCCTTGTCGTGGACCATCACGAGCGGATACCTCGCCGGGTCGCTTGGCCCACCGAGCCACGCCTGATACTCCATCGCGTCCATCTCGCCGATGATCTTCTGCGTCATCGCCTTGAGCCAGCCCGGTGCGAGAACGCCTTGCCATGCGGTGCGCTTCCGCTTGTTCTCGCCATTCAAGTACTCTCGGGTCGGAGGTAACTGAGTTACCTTGACCGCTTCGAGCCGCTCAGCCATGCGCTCACGCAACCACACCTCGGGGCAGCACGCACCCAGCGTCCAGCATCGCGCTGTGAAGTCGAACGCGCTGGGCAACCGGCAGAGATCGTGGAACCATTGATCGAGTGTGACCGGCGGCGTGAGCTGGGTGGCAGCACCGGAACGGGTGACACTGAGCTTCTCCCATTGAGCGCGCTGGTCGGCCACACTCATTGCACGGAATGCGGCCACAAATGAGGGGATGGCGAACAACGAGTAGCGGCGCGGTCGTTCCTCGGAGATGTATGCGCGTGCATATATGTAGAGGTCAGTTTCGCCGGTCATTGGGCGTTTGAGGTACTCGGCGGTGGAGGATGGTGAGTTCATAGAAGGGATTTTCCTCTAGTAGTGGTAAGGAAGATGTAGAAGTGCTCATTGTGGGCCTAATACACACCAATGTCAAGTGGTATGCAGGGTTTCGAGAAAAGCGGTGTAGTGTAAGTGCATGATTATTTGCATACTAAACCCATTACACCGGAAAAGGCTTATTTCCCAATCACACACCAGCATTTTGGCACGGGTATTTGAGCGATGCAGCGCGTTTTTGAGAACGTGAAGCGGGAAGAGTGCGATGCGGCGCGTCTCTCATCACCAAGAACCGCATTTCCCGCGCCAGTGTGTGCCTCAGGATTAACGATTTCCAGTGTAATGGTGTAAAGCTACACCTATATATATTATTAATTGATTAAATCTATATATACCAGTCATTTGCGGTGTGTGGCCTCGCCTTGCCGCCGACGCCCAAAATACGCAAGGGATAGAAGTAACCCTGCGTTTCAAGGTTATTGGTGCGTAACGGGGAATATGCGTATCCATAGGTAACTCAGTTACCAAGGGGCATTAACCTGTGCGCATACATAGGCTATGTCAATTTGTGTGCATCTCTACACTGCTTTGCGTGGCTGGGGCGGACTACTACGGTCACTCTCGAACGTGGGTACATACAGGCCAACTCCCACGGCCCGCCCATCTATCTTCGGTGTAGAGATGTACGCCGCACGCGCACAGGTTGCCCCAACGTGCCCACTTTCCATTAGACGAAAAAAAGCCCCGCACTGGGCGGGGCTTACGTACTTCGGTGGATCAAGCAGCTTTGGCGCGCTTGACGCTAACCGGCATGAAGTCGGGCAGCAGGTGGGCGAGGCCGGACGCGGTAGCCGCGCCATGCTCGGCGACCCAGATGCTTAGCGCTTCAGCCACGTCCGCAGCGGTTGCGCTGGCGGGAATGATCCAGCTGCTTACGCCACCGGCCGGCGCGCCAGTGTTCGGCGTCTCGGCTTTCTTGTCATGCGGCAGGCGCTTGATCGCGGCCTGCACAGTCTCATCATTGGCGAGGACAACGCTACCGCGAAAGGCGCGGCGGCACTCGCTCAAGCGGGTTTTGAGGATGTTGAGCGCGGTCGTTTGCTTATCCTTCGCGACCTTGGCGATCTTCTCGCGAACGGCGACAGCGATCGAGCCCGGCTGGTAGGTCTTCGACTTCGGCGCATCACCGTTGCCGAAGAGCACCGAGAATGCTTTCAGGTTGCCGACGGGCACGCTGGCGAACGCGGCGGCGAGGTTGAGCGCTAACATGGCTTTCGCCTTGTCGGTGCCGATGGTGGCGGTTGCGACATCGAGAACATTGATGGCGATGGCGGCGGCGTAATTGTTGGTAGTGGCGTTCATGATGATTCCTTTATGTATGTTGGTGGAGCGGTAGTGCTTCCACAATTGATATATTCCGCGGTTTCAGCCTGAAGGCAAGCGGGCGGGTAGGTAACTGAGTTACCTCAAACGGGCGGGCAAGCTCAAGGGGACTACTACGGTCACCCTTATGTATAGGAGAATCAAAGAGAAAGGGGCCGAAGCCCCGATCTCTAATCGATCTGTTGAAGTGCGACGATGCACATAGACCATGTCACGTAGCCTGAGTCGAACCAGCCTAGCACTCGGGTTACGTCACGCAGTCCATGCTCTGTCACAAGCAGGGAAACGGTGCAGTGCCCACGGCGAACGGTAATCATGGTCTTCATGGTCGTCTCCTATAGCATGAGCACAAGCGTAATTGCGATGATGATCGCGATGATACACGATCGGATAAGGCCGTTGCCTTCAGGCAAGCAGCGTTGTGTAAGAGGGTTCATGTGTATCTCCTTTGATTGAGTGGCGTCGTGGCTTCCGACAACACACATCGTACGCAAAGTCAGTGTGAAGGCAAGGGATAGGGTAAGTAATTCTTTTTCCCTGGCAGACCCCCCGAGGGGGGATTCAGTGGCACGGCGGGCGCAGTAGTAGTCCCCTGTTCATCCGTCACGCACCGAGTTTTTTACCCCTTATATGCCTTCTATGACTTGACTCCCTTTTAGCCGAAGTGTATACTCACATTTATTGGATCTCCCACCGAACTAGAGGTACCCGCCCATGGCCAACTCAAAAATCTGCTCCTGCTGCGGCAAGCCTTTTCCCAAAGCGGAGTTCGGAAAAAATCGGCAGACCCCGGATGGCCTTGCGTACTACACTCGCGCGCATGCAGCGGCGAAGCAAAAAATTTTTCGGGTGAACAACCCGGTCCTTGTGAAAGAGGCCCGAGATCGGTATCTTGACAAGCTGCGGGCCAGAAATACGCACGATTAACGAGGTCGACCCAGCCATGTACCTCTCACCGATCCGCCCCGACAACCCAGCAGACCTCGGCTTCCCGCCGATGCTGGTCTATGAAATCGCGATGAACGAGGCCACGCCACGGGAAATCTGTGAAGCGTATGGCCTATCCCGCGAGGCGTTCGAGGCACTCACCGTCAACCCGCGTTTCATCAAGCAATACGAGCGTGCGCAGGAGGAGCTTCTTGAGCCCGGCGGCATGCTGCGCATCAAGGCCATGATGGTGTCCGAGGCGGGAATCAAGGTGCTCCATGGCATCATGAGCGATCACCAGATGCTGGCGGCCACCCGCATGGAGGCGATCAAGATCGCCAACGCCATGGCGGGAGTCGGGCAGAAGGGGCAACACCAGATGGACACCGCACCATCGTTCGTTTTGAACATCGATCTGCGAGGGGGCGGCGAAGCGGTCGTTCGCTCGCGGCTCGGCCGAACCATTGAACACGACGCGCAGGAATAGACCATGGCCAGTCCACAAGTCGGGTATGTTCCGCCGCCAACCATAAGGGATTTCATCCGTGACTACGCGCCAGGAGAACTATTTTTCAACTGGGTCATTGGCCCGGTTGGATCGGGCAAGACGACGGGCATCTTCTTCAAGCTCGCGTACATGGCCAGCCTACAACAGCCTTCTCCTCGTGACGGCATTCGTCGGAGCCGGGCTGTTATTGTTCGGAACACTATGCCGCAGCTACGCGATACCACCATCACCAGCTGGAATTACTGGTTTAAAGAGCCACAAGCTGGGTCGTGGGTGGCCCGTGATACCGCCTTCACCCTCAAGTTCAACGACGTGGAATGCGAGGTATTGTTCCGTCCACTAGACACTCCCGACGACGTGGCGCGGGTGCTCTCGCTGGAAGTGACGTTCGCCATCCTCGACGAGTTCGTTCAGATCGATAAAGCCATCGTCGAGGCCCTCTCGGCTCGATGCGGGCGGTATCCGCCTGCGATCGACGGCGGGGCGACGAACTGGGGCATGTGGGGGTCGAGCAACCCCGGCAATGAAGACAGCTGGTGGTATGAGAAGCTGGAGGAAACGGTCCCCGAGAACTGGGAATATTACAAGCAGCCGAGCGGGTTCTCCCTCGACGCCGAGAACGTCGGGAATCTGCCGGGTAAGGACCGATACTACACCTCGCTGACCGACGGCAAGAGCGACCACTGGATCAAGCAGTATATCGAGGTCTGCTGGGGGTTCTCGCTCAGCGGCACGCCGGTCCTCAAGACGTTCAACCACGGCATACACGTGAGCAAGAAGCCGCTCCGGTACAACCCCTACCTGCCGCTGGTCGCCGGCCTGGACCCAGGACTCGCAGGGTCGGCGTTCATTTTCGGCCAGATGGACAACAATGGGCGGCTGCTGGTGCTGTCGGAGCTCATTCAGAAGGGGTACGGCGCAGATCGGCTTTGCTCCGAGCGGCTGCGCCCGCACCTGCGCCTGAAGTACCCGAACCTGAAGGACTTCCTCGTCAGCCCAGACCCCGCGGCGGTGGGGAGGAGCAACGCGGATGAGAAGGCCGTCGTCGACATGCTGCGGAAGAACAAGATCCCGTTCAAGTTCGCCGACATGAACAACTCGCTGGGCAGCCGCATCCAGGCGATCGAGTATTTCAGCTCCAGGCTGACGCCCGAGGGACCGGCCCTGCTGATCGACCCTGGCTGCAAGGGGCTCATCCGCGCGCTCCAGACCGGGTGGCGGTACAAGCTCAAGAAGGAAGACGACCAGAGCGCAGATCCCGAAAAGAACCAGTGGAGCCATCCGGCCGACGCCTTCGGGTACCTGAGCAAGTGGTGCGCGAACGACGACCCGGATTACTCCAGGCACAACAAGCGCAAGACCCTGATCGGGCCATCAGCTCCCAACTACCACGCGCGGTAGGATAGTGCATATAATGACTATGACTACCCCTCAACAACACAGGTAAGGAAATGGCCATGGCTAAAACTCTTCGCAAGGTCGATACCCATGACCAATGGGTGCTTGATGAAAACGGCCGAGTCGTCGGCGTCCAAGTCGCTGGGCAGCAGGCTCTTCCGCTGAACATGCTCGCGTGTGTCTTGAGCCCCACCGGCTCCATCCTTTGGACGGCATCGCAGTTTGCGGCAATTACGCCGAAGGCTGGACTCTTGTACATGGTAGGAGCGTAAGCATGCCGCCCCTGTATCTGGGCAGCCAGCCGATCTCATCGCTCTCGGTGGGTGCGCTGGCGGTAGCGTCCATCTTCCTCGGGGCCACGCAGATTTTCAGCAGCGGGGCCGAAGCCGCGCCTACGCCCGTCGCCGTCATGTCAGCGACCCAGGCCCCGGCGGCGATCTACTCGTTCCGCAAGGTCAATCCCGCGTACGCCGGCAACTGCTGCCAAGTCCGTGACTCAGGCAACGTGCTGCGTACGTTCGGGTTCAACGCGCAAGGATATATCGACACCAGCCTTGCAGCCACGTATGGGGATGGTGTCACATTCACGATGGCCACGTGGTATGACCAGTCGGGGAATGCACGCGACTTCGGGTCGACGGCGCGCCCGATCTTCAAGCTTGGGCAGATCGTCACCGTTGGCGGGTTTTCGCTCCCCGGCCTCGACTTCACGTCGAAAACGCTCAACATGACCACGGCGCTGGCGTTCGCCAACGTCGGCGGCACCAACAACCTCGCGGTGCATCTCATCGCGCAGACACAAGGCTGGTCGAGTGCGGGCACCCACGCGCGCGCCCCGGCGGTGTATTCGTCCGCGGATGGCCCGCTTCTCGGGTACGGCACGGCGGCCAACGGGATGGTCTATGGCGCATACAAGGCGGCTGGCGAAACCGTCATGTACTCGAAGGTAGGCGAGCTGCTTGTCGAGGACGGGCTTCCCACCGCAGCGCGGGTTCGGAACATCTGGTTCAACCAGCAGGGCGCGGTCGTAGCCGGCGGCGCGGACGTGCGAAAGCTGTTCACCGGGCGCGCGCATGGGATCGCGGACGCGCAGGCGCAACGGCTGGTGCTGGGCAACAATGGCTCAGTGACGCAGTCCCACAACGGGATGATCTTCGAGGTCGTGATGTACCAGAACGCGACCCCCATGGCGGACAACGAGGCATGGGCGATCAGCTTGGGGCAGCGCGACTACTGGGGCGCACTCGGTGCGGCGAACTACCCGACGCGGTACTACGGAATCGGCGCGGGCCAGTCGCTCATGCAGTACATGGCCACCGTGGCATCGGCGTCGACGGGCCTGCTCGCCGACAGTGCAGCCACACGTGTGTTCGTTCCGACGGTCAACACGATCCTCGACACGGCTACGCACCCCGATCGGGAGCTCCTGGCGGCCTTCGGCGCGACAGCGTATGGTGGGTCTTCGATGCTGAAGGGGGCCACTGCGGGGGCTCCAGACGGTCCAGGCGGAACCTCCTGGCTGACATGGGATGGCTCGACGCTCACCAAGAAATTTTGGTGGGACCAAGACCTCGACGTGCCCGGTCCGGTGCTCGTGAATTGGAAGACGCAGCTCGCGGCATTCGTGGGCGCGAAGTACAATAAGACGGCGATATTGTGGGACCAAGGGCAGGCCGAGGCGATCACATTCAGTTCAGGCGAAGCCGGGTCGATCACCATTGCGAACTGGGTCCGCTGCACGCCGCTCGTGTGGGCCGAGATGCGGGCTACGCTGGGCAACGCCGCGATCCCTGTGGTCATCCAGCCTCTGGGCAGGCAGCAGGGCTACGACGCGCTCATGCGCACGCTACGCATGTCCCAGGAGCAGTTTGCAGCCAACGACTCCACGGTCCATCTCGGGGCGGACGACCACGACTGCACCCGGCAGGATGGCGTCCACCTCGGGGCAGGGCCGGCAGATCCGCTCGGGTTCGACGTGGCGGCGGTGCGGCTGGCGCGCGGGTTCATCGCGCAGTTCGACGCTTCGGTCAAATACACCGGCCCGAAGGTCGTGTCGGCCGCGCTGTCTGGCGCGAATAGTGTTGACGTGACGATCGGATGGGCGACCACGGGCAGCGGCACGGACATCTCGCCGGCCAGCGGGATCACCGGGTTCGAGGTGACGGATGGCAGCGGCGCGCGGACGGTGACAAGCGCAGTTCGGCAGTCGGCCACGAGCATTCGGGTCACAGTCAGCGGGGCCGCGCTCAGCGGCACGGTGGCGGTGGTCCATAATCCGCAGGTATCGACGCTGGACCGCACGCTCATGGTGGTGGACAATATTGGCTTGCCGCTGGCCCCCAGTGGCTCCATAACCGCAGCATAAGGACAGACCATGGCTCCCATCCAAGTAACCAATACCCCGGCCGATTCAGCCATCCAGGCAAGCGTTCGCACCCCGGATAAGGACAAGCTGAAGCAGCTGGGCATGCGGATGCAGCAGATGTTTCTTGAGTACGAGCGGGATCGCCGGATTGCGGAGCTGCGGTGGGCGAAAAACGCCCGACAGTTTCTGGGGCAGTACGACCCGGACATTGAGCGCGCGCTGGAAAAGTCGCGTAGTTCAGCTTACCCGAAACTGACGCGGGTGAAGTGTGTCTCGATGCTCTCGCGGCTCATGAACCTGCTGTTTCCCACGTCGGAAAAGAACTGGAGCATCGACTGCTCGAAGGTGCCGAATCTGTCGGTCGAGGACATGCAGATGGTGCTCAACGCCATCGGGGCGAACTCAGACCCGGAAATGCCGATCGAGGACAAGATGATCGAGATGGCCATCGTCGAATTCGCAAAGGCCCGCAGCACGAACATGGAACTTGAGATCGAGGACCAGCTTCAAGAGCTCGGCGGCGATCGTCAGGTTGACTATGTGGCCTTGTGCCGGAAGGTGCTCATGAGCGGGATCATCTACGGCATGGGGGTGCTCAAAGGCCCGTTCGCACGTATTCAGAAGCAGCGCACGTGGGCGCGCGATGCGCAGGGGCTGCTGGTCCCCCAGGTGGTCGAGGCGTACCGGCCGCAGTTCGAGTTCACCTCGATCTGGGATTATTACCCTGACATGAGCGCAAAGTATCTGCACCAGATGGACGGGCAGTTCCAACGCATCGTCATGTCGCGCCACCAGATCCGCGAGCTGGCCGATCGGCCCGATTTCTTCTCGGACACCATCACAGGGTACCTTCGCGACCATCCGAAGGGGAACTATAAACGCCGCACGTACGAGGCCGAGATCAAGGCCATGGGCGCGCAGGTAGCGGTCAATGACCAAGACGGGCGCAAGTACGAGATTATCGTCTGGGACGGGTACATCTCGGGGCACGAAATGGCTGCGGCCGGGTTTGAGATCGACGAGGGTCAGCTGCACGAGCAGACCGAAGCGATCGTCTGGACCCTCGACGGCGAGGTCATCAAGTGCGACATAAGTCCGTGGGTCCAGCTCGATGTGAACTTCAAGGTGAACACGTACCATCATTTCATCTTCGAGGAGGACGAGTCGACGCTCACCGGCAACGGCCTGCCGAACATCATGCGCGACAGCCAGATGGCAGTGTCGTCCAGCGCGCGGATGCTGCTCGACAACGCGAGCATCACCTGCGGACCCCAGCTGGAGATCAACACGGCGTTGCTGCGGCAGGACCAAGACCTTGTCTCAGTCCACGCCTACAAGGTGTGGTATCGCGAGGACATGGGCGTGGACGCATCGGCCCAGGCGGTGCGCAACATCACCATCGACAGCCACATGACCGAGCTCATGAAGGTGATCGATCTGTTCCAGGCGTTTGCTGATACGGAAACGTTCGTCGGTCCGGCCACGGGCGGCGACATGCAGAAAGGCCCATCGGAGCCCTTCCGCACCGCCACCGGGGCCTCGTTGCTCCGGGGGGATGCGGCACTGCCGTTCAAGGACGTGGTGCGGAACTATGATGGGTTCACCCAATCGGTCATCAGCTCGATCGTCGCGTTCAACACCCAGTTCAACACGAAAAAGACGATCATCGGCGACCATCAGGTCATTCCGCGCGGGGCCACCAGCCTGATTGCCAAGGAAGTCCGGGGAATGATCCTCGACAACCTCGCGCAGTCGCTCACGCCCGAGGATGCCCGGTACCTCAACCGCTGGCAGCTGCTGCGCGAGCGTCTCGCGGCCAGGGATGTGGACGTGGAAGGTGGAATCTTGTGCGACAAGGAAGAAGCGAAGCGTCGTGACGAGGTAGCAAGCAAGCAGGCAAGTGACAAGCAGGCGCAAATCGATGAGATCATGCGCGCTGAAGTACGGAAGCTGCTCGCCGAAGGGGTCAAGGCATTGACCCAATCAGATAAGAATGCAGCGGCGGCGGACGCGACTGTTGCCAAGGCACAGATCGAGATTGCCAATCAGATGTTGGGCCAACTTGAAGGAGCAATCGATGCAAACGGCACAGGAAACACTGGAGAGCCAACGCCATCATCTGCTGGAAAATCAGCGGGTACTGGCCAACAGCAAGGACGAGGCGACGGGGCGGGCGCTCCGAGCGCTCCTAAACCATCATCTGGAGAAGGCGCACGGAAGGCTTGAAACGGCGACGATCGACGCGGTCCCGCGGATTCAAGGCGAGATCACGATGCTGCGTAAATTTATCGAATACCAACAGAAGGCCAGCTCTGTCCAACTTCACCCATAAGGAACTGCCATGGACCCCGTAACTCAAGCCGCTACAACGGTTGCAGCAACTGAAACTGATCTTTCCAACGACTTTGACGCCGTATTCGACGCCATCATGAAAGGGGACACCGGCAATGAAACTTCCGACAAGCAAACGCCAGACGGTGCAGCAGTCGCTGCGGACGATGATAAACAATCCGGTGAGCCGGGCAATGGGGCTGGTGATCCAGGCGAATCTACGGCGGCGGGAGGAGACGCCACTCCTGCGGATGGTAAGGGACAATCCGCTGGTGGAGACGACGATGCTGATAGCGGTGACAAGGGCGGTAAAACTCCGGTAGTCGACTACGCGGCGCAGATTGCCGCGCTGACTGCGCAGATCGAGGCGATGAAAACTGCGCCGGCCGCCGCAGAGCCGAAGGCCACCGAGGCCAAGGAGATCCCGATCTACAGCACGGCGGAAGCGGCCGAGCTGGAGACGCTCCAGAAGGATTGGCCCGAGCTCAAGCGGCTGTTCGAGCTGATGTCTCGGCAGGTGGAAGTGAACATGGTCAACTACACGTTCGCCGAAATGGGCAAGATTTTGACCCCTCTTCAACAGTCGGTTGGAGTTCTCACTGGTAATGACCACGTTGGTGCAATATACTCAGCACATCCAGACTACGATCAAGCGTATGATCCGTGCATGGAGTGGATTGGGAAACAGCCAGCATTCCTCAAGGGAACGTACGAACGAATCGTGAAAGACGGGACTTCTCAGGAAGTCGCGGAAATGATGCAGAAGTTCAAAGACGAGACGAAGTGGACCGCTCAGGCGGCAGCAACGACGGTAACACCCGCCGCAGCCGCAGCCAAGGTGGCCCCCAAGACTCAGGTTAAGGCCGAACTCTCTGATGCAGCCAAAAAAGCGGCTCAGGCAATTGGGGTGGTAGGCGCAAAGCGCGGCGGGGCAGTTGCAGTACAAGACCCACTCGATTATGAGGGGGCCTGGGCTGAAGCGACCGCCAGTAAATAAACGCAACTAGGAGAGCGTAATGGCTCAACAAATCAAGATTTCGGCAGAACAGATCTCCCTCGTGGAGAAACGGCTCTTGTCGGCAATCGCTGATGACCTTGCGGCGCTGCGTGCAACGATTGGTGTTCTAACCGCAAAGCTCGACGCGGATGCGGGCGTGACGGACACCAATTACACCGCGCTTGTCGCCACTCCGGTCGTCATCTCGACCATCAAGTAGCCCCTTTTTTGACCCTCAAGGAGAAACACCATGGCTAACGCCGTCTCTTATGGCGACATCTCGCCGCGTACCGCCGCCTTCGTTGTCAAGCAGCTGCTTGACCGTGCGGCTCCCGTGCTGATGATCGAGAAGTTCGGTCAGTCGCAGCCGATCCCTCAGAACGCCACCAAGTCCGCGAAATGGCGTCGTTACTTCCTCTCGGGCGCGACCGGTGCAGCCGGCTCGGGATCGGGCAACTTCTACGTGCCCCTGGCGCTCACCCCGCTGATCGAAGGCGTTACCCCGGCGGGTAACAAGTTGATGAACGTCGACTACACGGTCACTTTGGCCCAGTACGGCGACTACGTCACGATCACCGATGTGGTCATGGACACCCACGAAGATCAGGTTCTCAGCGAAGCCGTCGACATCCTCGGTGAGCAGGCTGCCTATACGCTCGAAACCATCCGCTTCAACGTCATCAAGGCCGGCACCAACGTGTTCCGTCTCGGTGCCGCGGGCGCAACGGTCGGTGTGCGCAATCTGGTCAATGGCCCCATGACGCTCGGCGTCCAGCGCTCGATCACCACGGCGCTCAACCGCCAGAACGCTCGCCGGTTCACGAAGGTGGTGTCGTCCAACGCGAACTACCGCACGGAGCCGATCGAGGCCGCGTATGTTGGCTTGTGCCACCCGGACCTCGAAACCGATGTTCGCCAGATGGCCGGCTTCATTCACACCAAGCAGTACGGCACGGTGACTCCGTGGGAAAACGAGATCGGCTCCGTCGAAGGCGTGCGCTACCTCAGTTCCACGATCTTCGCACCGTGGGCCGATGCGGGCGCGGCGGGCACCGGCACCTACCGCTCGACCACCGGCACCAACTGGGACGTGTATCCGATCATCTACCTCGCGCGCGATGCGTTCGGTATCGTTCCGCTCAAGGGCAAGGATTCGATCACCCCGATGGTCGTCAATCCGAAACCGGCCCCTGGCGACCCGTTGGGTCAGCGCGGCACGGTCGGCTGGAAAGCCTACCAAGCGGCGGTCATCCTTCAGGATGCCTTCCTCATCCGTGCCGAGGTCTGCGCCACCGCCTAAGTAACGGCGGGCGAGTAGGGGGCTTCGGCCCCCTGTTCCGAAACTTTCAAGGAGCAATATCATGGGTATCGCAACTCAGAATGTCACCAACTCCCAGGGCGTCACCAACGCGACGATCCTGGCGTTCACGACCGACGCAGTCGCCGCGGCGGACACCGTTTTCAACTTCGGGTTCAAGCCCCGCATGGTTCGATTCGTGAACCTCACCGACCGGCTGCAATCCGAGGTCTGGGAAGGTATTCCGGCGACCAACACGCTGGACACCATCGCCACGGGCGTAACTGCTCTTGGTACGTCCAGTTCCATCGTGGTCAACGCGGACGGCACAGTTACCGTCAAGGCCGCATTGATGGTGGCGAGCAAGTCGTTTGTCGTCATCGCCGAAGGCTAATCGACGCAAAACCAAGGAAAGGGGGTCACGTGCCCCCTTACTTACACCATGAGCAATTCACCAATCTGCGTAGGAGTACCCATGAGCGAAGACGTGCTACGGATTGAAAAGCTGGAGAATGGCTTCGAGGTCAAGGTGTTCGACGACAAGATCGAGGCGGCCAACAGGAAGTCAAAGAACTGCTCATACTCGTCGCCGTGGAAGGAATATGCTTTCTCCACGAGCAAAGAAGTGATAGGATTCATCACGAAGCACATTGAGTCCCTGCCGAAGTCGTCGGAAGAAGATTTCGCTGAAGCAGCCAACGAAGCGTTCAAGGAGAAATAGCATGGCCAAAACCCCCGGAATCAAAGTGGAACACACCGCTGCTGTCGCTGGGCTCGACCCCGCGCAGAACCCCGCAGCCAATGCAGAAGATGCCGACGCCGCAGCGCAGGACGCTGCGGTAGCAGAAGCGGGTGTCCAGTCTCGAATCGACGAAGCGGTAGCCGCTGCGGTCGCTGCGGCGCTTGCCGGCGCAGCCGCCGACGTAGCCGAAGACGCACGTGCCGACGCGATTGCCGCTGAAGCCCGCGGTGTGGCCCCCCTGGTCACGACCAAGCGCATCACCATTATCCTCGAAGAAAACGACGACATTCCGCCGACGGGCCTGTTCATCGGGGTCAACGGGCGGTCGTATCTGCTTCGGCCCGGCGAAGAAGTCCCGGTCCCTGAAGAAGTCGTCCATGCGCTCAACGACGCCGTCACGGCGGTCCCCAAGACCGACCAGCAGGGCAACGTCATCGACTACAAAAACCGGCTGCGCTTCCCCTATCGTATCGTCTCTGACAGCCTGTAAGCCATGGACGGCAACGAGCTCCTGGATACGCTGCGGGAGGACATTCTGAAGGATACGAATGCCCCCTATATGTGGTCAGACCGACGCTTGGTCCAGCTGCTGAATCAAGCGTATATGGACTTCGCAGAGGCAACTCTCATTCTGCGGGACTCCACTTCAGACTCGGCGTCGTTCACACTCACTGCGGGGGAAACGCAATACCCCTTCGGTGAGGAAGTGCTGGCCATCATGTCGGCGAAGATCGAGGGGACTTCCAATAATCTGAAGCGGTTCGGCGACAACGAGCTGAACTCCGAGGACTCGCCGGGGGACTCCCTGGCGTGGTTGGAGACGATCAACTCAACGTATCTCCAGGCCGGCGAGCCGCGTGCGTTCACGACCAATGATAGTCTTCGGATCATCACGGTCTATCCGACACCGACTGTCGCCGAAGAGGGCATGGTCATCCGCATGCGCATCGCGAGGCTTCCGCTGGTACAGCTCTCGCTGGACAATCTGGGGGACGAGATTGAGCTCCCACGGAACCTCGTGCTGGGCCTCACCCATGGGGCGGCTGCAATTGCCTACACCGATCAGGATTCGGACGGCGGTGATGCTGCCAAAGCCAAGGTCCAGAAGGACAAGTTCGCGGAGTATATCGACCGCGGCAAGAAGGCGGTACGCCGCACCATGTTCCAGCCGCTGACGTGGGGATTCGGAAAAGCAGGCTTCGGCCGCTCGTGAGTATCGGTGTAGAATCTCACGAATTGGATAGGAGATTCACATGGCACTCTATGACGAGCTTCTCGCAGGGAACAAGCAGGTAAAGGGCATGCCATCAGGCGCTGGTGGCGCGTCCTCGATCACGGGGGCAGCAGAGCCCAGCGTCACGCCTGCATCCGCCCCCATGGCGGCCCACCCCGTTCTCCAGGCAGCCACCGCGGCTGCGAACACGAACCCCGACAAGCAGATCCCGCTGACCGATCCCGGCGACCCGCAGCAGCCCGGTGCATCGCTCCCCGGCTCGTACGGAAGCCGTGTCATGGGGCGTCTTATGGACACCCTCGGGACGGCGATCGGCGGCAACGACTACATGCGTGAGCGCACCCCTGATGAACTCCCGAACCGCCCTGCGCTGGGTATGCCGGTATCGGGCGCGCCCGCTCCTGGCGTTGCCGCCGCACCGGCTCCTACTCCTGCCCCCGCGCCTGCGCCAGCAGCTGCTACGACGGTTCCGCTCGCGCCGGGAGTAGCTCCAGGGCTCCCCGCGCTTGCACCGGCCATGTCCACCCCTGGCACAGATGCGCTCCCCACGGCTGGCGCGCCGGCTCCGACGAGCCCGACGATCGGCACCGTTACGATGGGGGGCAAAGAATATGCGATCCCCGCGACGGGGCCTACAGGCGCGCCCGGTGGCAAGGGCGGGTATGCGGGCGCGGTCATCGGCGGGGCACCCACAGGTCCGGTCGACTCGAACGGGAACGGGACTACGCGCACCACCGAGCTGAAGGCCCAGCTGGAGGCCCAGCGCGGCGAGCAGGCCCAGCTGGCCCAGCGTGACCAGCAGTCGCTCGCGGGCGACATGGCGAGCCGGAAGGCGATGGAAGACAGCCAGTCGAAGTGGGAAGCGGACGTGGCGGACTCGTCCATCATGAACCGCCCCTCGCAGCCCATGGGTACCCCGGCGCAGATGCAGGCGCAGATCGCCATGGCCCAGATGCAGCAGCAGGAGAAGAACGCCCGCCGGCAGAATCAAGGCATGCTTCGAGGCCAGGACATTGGCGCGGCGACCGCGCGCGAGGGCCATCAGGTGCAGCTGCAAGGGCAACAGACCCAAGCGGATGTGGCCACCCAAGGACAACGCACCAGTGCCGATACCGCACGGAGCGGCCAGCAGGTGCAGGCAGAAGGGCATCGCATCGCTGCGGATACTTCGGCGGCGAACACGGCGCTGTCGGCGCAGACTCAGCTCGCCACCAACGCGCTGACCAACCAGACTTCGGCGGCGAACAACGCGGCGACCAACAAGACACACCTTGAATCGGCCAAGGTTGCCGCGAAGGCCCAGGCCGAGCACGCTGCGCTTGTTCAGCAAGGATGGAAGCCGAGTACTACAATGCCAGGGACGTACTACCGCACAGGACCGAATGGCGAGCCCCAAGAGTACAACGCAGCGATGATGGCGGCCAGCAAAGGCGCACCTAAAAAGGGATAAAAATGGCCTATGTATTCGACCCAGTACGTGGGTATGTTGATGAAAACGGCAACCCATTTACGTCGGCAGCTGGCATGCCCGCCCCCAGTCGAGGGGCCATAGGCGAAGTCGCTACCGGCATCAAGCGGGGGGCCGTTCAAGTGCTCCCCGAAATGGTCGGTAAGGGGCTCAAGGCTACAGGTCGCCCTGGCGATGCGTTGTACGATTACGGCGCACAAATGCAGGCCAACGCCAATGAGCGTGGGGCGCTCCCCGAGAATCAGCTCGATCCTAGCCAGCACTCATGGCTGACCAATGCGCTCGCCTCGGGCGGCGAGATGCTCGCGCCGTCTGTCGCGGGTATGGTTGCGGCGGCTCCTCTTGCGGTAGCTGGCGCGCCGGCAGCAGTCGTGCTTGGCGCGGGCGCACTTACATCTGGCGCGCTCTTCGGCGCATCGCAGTTCCAAGAGACATATGAGAACGTCAAGAACTCCGGGGCGTCGGACGACGACGCATTCAAAGCCGGTGTGATTTCAGGCGGCATCGAAGGTGTCGGCGAGGGCATCGCGTCAGCCGTCGGCGCGAAGTTCGCCACGACCGCCGGGCGAGCGGTGGTAGGAAGCACCCTCGACCAGTCGCTGAAGGGCATGGCCAAGCCGGGCATTCTGCGCCCATTCCTTGGCAGCTACGCCAAGACGCTCGCAGTCGAAACGGGTACTGAGGTTGCGCAGAACGCTGGCGAGGCCCAGGTCGAAAAGTCGTACGGGGTCAAGGAAGCCGACCCGATCGCCGCCGGCATGGCTGCGGTCGCGCCGACGTTCGGGCTGACCACGCTGCTCGCTCCGTTCGGGGTGCATGCGGCGTATCGCCAAGCGGGCCAGATCAAGCAGGATGTCGCCACGCTCACCAACCCCAACACATCAGGGGACTTCGAGGGGCGTGCGAACGCGGTCAATCGGCTGGGCACGCTGCTGGACAACTCGCCGCCCCCAGGCATGGCAGAGCACGAGTGGGCATCGCAGGTGCAGGACTGGCGCATGACTGCGCTGGAAGCCGCCAACGCGGGGCAGCCGGTCGAGGTCGGCAGCCTGCTGGATGGCGCATTCGCCAACCAGATCGGGCAGTTCAAGGATCGATTCTACCAGCAACAGCAGGGTCCGCGCACGCAGGAGCAGATGACGAACATCGACCCGCTCGCGCCCAACGCCGCGAACACGCAAGTCACTGACGACTTCGGCAATGTTGTCGGAGCCCCCGGCGCAGAGGCCCTCGTGGTCCCCGTTACCAAGGGCGCAGTCGTCGACTTCAATGGAACGCCGGCCACCGTCAAGCGTATGGCCGCAGATGGTTCTGCGACGTTGGAGCTCGATACTGGGCTTACGGTGGATCTTCCTGTCGAGCAGGCATCCAAGCTCATCGTGGCTACTCCGTCGGCGCTGCCTGCGGCGGCCACTTCGGCGCATCCGTCGGGGGTTGCTGCGGGCGACTCGATCACGACCCCCCACGGTACCGGCATCGCGTCTATCGCGGGCAACATGGTCAAGGTGCGGATGGAAGACGGCACGACGTTCGGATATGACAAGTCGCACTATGACAAACTGAGCTCGAAAGACCCCGTGGTGCAGGCGCGGCTTGACGCAATTCAGGACGGCACCACGGCGGTCGACACCAAGAAGACAGCCAAGAAGGCGACTACTTCCGCAGCACAACCAACCACCACAGGAGGCCAGAATGGGCAAGGGCAAAAAACCACCGAAGTGCTGAGCCACGCCGACGCGATCAAGACGATCGCCAAGGCGCAGGGCGTCAACGCACAGTCAGCCGGCGCGGCCGCCAAGAAATTGACGGAGTATCTGGCGAAGGTTCCGGCTGACCAGCACGCCGCGGAAGCACAGAAATTCGCAACACTCTATACCGAGGCACCGGGCGCAACAGAGGCCCAGGCCAAAGTCCTTCAGGCGTACGCAACCCAACTCCAAGGAGCACAGAATGGCCAAGCCCCGAATGTCAGTCAAGGGACCGAATCCCAACCAGCCGCCGGTCAAGCCGGGTCCACGGTTCCCAGCAGCAGTGAAGGGAGCGGTCAAGGGAATGATGCCGCCGAATCCCTTCTCGGCAACCGCCCCGTCAGGGAAAAAGGCAAGCCCGTTCGGCAAAAAGTAACGGCCGAGCAGGACGCCAAGGACGACCGCACCGCGCTGCTTTCGGGTGATCCGGCAGCGTTGCGTGCGCGCGCGGCGTACCATACGGATGCAGGTGGATCAGCAGGCACTACGCCGGCCAGCAAGAAGGCCGCCGCGCAGCATCTGCTGAAGGCGTTTGCGCTCACCAAGGAAGCGGCCAGCCGCGAGTCCATGGCGGCGAGTGCGGCCGAGGAAGCCACGAAAGCCAAAGAGGCGCAGCGCAATGCTGCCGCCCTGGCGGCGCAGCAGGCGGAAATCGCCAAGACCGCCGAAGCGGTCAAGGCCCAGACAGAGACGAAAGAGCAGCGCGCCGCGGCGAAGGCCGACGAAGAAACAGCGCGCCGTCAAGCGGAGCGCGCCAAGCGCAATCCGGGGGTCAAGGCGACGGTCGCCGCGATGGAAGCCGAGAAGGCTACCAAGACCCTACAGGCCCCCCTCGCGAAGCCCGCCAAGGGCGTTGCCGAGGTGCTCAAGGGTGCAGGTATCCCCGCGTCGGACGAAGCGGCGAAGGAGGCTGTGGACGAGACGAAGGCTGCATCCAAGGCGGCGGTCAAGGATCTACAGCAGGCGACCAAGGAGCGAGTCGCTGCGGTGCGCCAACGTGAGCAGGCACAAGTCGCGCTCAATGCCTTCAACAAGCGCAACGACGCGACTCCCGAGCAGCTGGCGGACGCGGCGGATGCCGTGGTCAAGGCCAAGGAAGCGGAGCAGGTCGCGGTGAAGGCTGAGGCCCAGGCGCGGACGCAGCGCGATGAGTCACGGGCTGGGTATGTTGACGCCAAGGAAGCCGCGACTGAGCGCAAGAACCGGGTCCGGGAAGGGCGTGAGTCCGCCGGGCAGGACGGGTTCTTTGGGTTTGAGTTGTTCGACTATGACGAGAAGGCCCCGCATGCGTCAGGCCATAACCTGCTGTGGGTCAACTCGGTGCTGGATGCGATGCACGCCTCGACCACTGAAGGCGAGCGCGCCACGGAAGCGAAGCAGGCGCTCGACTACCTGAAGGCATGGTACGGCGACAGCGTTCTGGAGCTGGCCGAGACGCGCATGCAGCAGATCGAGAAGACCCTCGGGCTCCAGCGCAACATGCGCGAGACGATCGCGGTCCAGATGAAAAACTTGCAGAACCAGATGGCGTACGAGCACAAGATGGAACTGCTGGAGGATCTCAAGAACAGCGCTCCGTCGGCGGCAGACATCCGAGGGTTCAAGATGAGCAAGCGCGAGTCGACCAAGCTGGCCGACGACTACGCGGCTGCGCTGGAGAAGGTGCTGGGAAGCGACGGCGACACGCTGGACAATCTCTCAGCAGCGGCGCGCGCCTACACGGCCCCCCGCATCCAGGCAGCGCTGGTCGACGCCAACGGGCGTAAGAGCCTGGAGCAAGTGTTGCAGGTGGCTGGCATGGCGACGAGCAACCCCGCGCTGAAGAAGCTGGTGCCGATGCTTCGAGCGATGGGCGTCAGCGGCATCGGGGTCAAGTACGAGGACCGGCTGGTCGAGAGCGGGCTCCCCAGCGCAGACGGCACCTTCAGCTACAAGCGTGGCAACTTCAACTCAAGCACCAACGAGCTCACCATCTACCAAGGCGGTGAGAACGCGCATGTGATCGCCCACGAGACGGTCCACGGGCTCACGGTGAACGCGCTGCGCCGCGCAGAGGCCATCACCGGTACGCTGGCTACGGCTGAAGAGTTGCGGCTTGTGGCCGCACTCCACGATCTCAAGGCGCTGTATGGGTTCCTCGAAAACAACCCGGCCCTCCAGGGCGAGTATGCGTTCAAGAACCACGCCGAGTTCCTCGCGGAAGCGCTGTCCAATCCGTCGTTGCAGGAAAAGCTGCGCACCATCGCGGTCCCGCAAGGGCTGATGGAAGGGCAGAAGTCGTGGTTTCAGAGCCTCTACGATGCGTTCGCCGAAACGATCAAGAACTTCCTCGGGCTCAGCGGGGACGCACGGAACGCGCTGGCGGCCGCTATCGACGCGTCGACCCCCTTCCTCGGGCCGAACACTACAGTCACGGCTCCACGGCTCATGGCCCAGTCCAAGGCGCTCTCGGCGCAGCGGCGCGCGGAAGCGAGCCACGACATGATCGCGCTGTCGCCTTCGTCAGCGTTGGCGGCTCCAGGCAAGGCGGTCACGGCGCTGACATCGGCCGCCGATCGGTGGGTCGAGAAAGTCGACTTCAGCAACGCCAAGGCCAAGGTCCGGGAAGCCGCGCTGTATGTGTCGTCCACCAAGCACATCCAGCGCATGGTGGAGAACTCCCCGATTCTGAAGACGCTGCACCAGCCGATCGGCGCGTGGTTCACGGCGGACCAAGCGAAGACTCGGGTGATCGAGCACGTCACTGCCTACCTACACAAGCACCTGAATGCGGTCGAGGCCGCACTGAACAAGACGGGCGACTTCGCCAAGCTCAACGCGAAGATGGATTTCATCGCGCGCGAGCAGAGCATGATCGCGGACCAGACACCTGTGGCCATCGACCCGGCCAAAGACTTCGCTGGGAACAAGGCGGCATATCCTGCGTTGAAGGACGAGCTGAAGGAGCGCATTGACGGGCTCAACCGGGACTACACCAAGATGGCGCAGACCCACCCCGAGCTCACGAAGCTGATCGGCCAGGGGTTCCTCGTCAACCGCAAGGCGTATGTGCAGAACACGGCTTCGCTTCTGCTTAGCGCGCTCCAGCAGCACAAGATGTCGCCGAGCAGCACGAGCTACGCGGCTGAAGCGGTGCTCAACAAGTTCGGCAAGCTGCTGGACATCGACGTGGTCGACACGAGCCACAAGCTGGTCGACTCGGCCAAGTTCATGGATGCACGCACTGAGGAGCTGGATACAGCCATCCGCGATGCGTTCGCCATGGTCGACACTAAGTTCGGCGGCGATGACATGCAGAAGTCGCTGGGCGTGATCCACAGTGCGTTCAAGCGCGCCGTCGACAAGCCCTATCAGTTTATCAACCGCCCCGGCAAATACTTCGCTGGGTTCGACGTTACCGACACGTCGGCCGCCACGGTCGCGAAGATCAACAAGGCCCTCGACCCCTACGGCGTGCAGATCGGCGGCTTCCCCGGCAACTCCAAGCACGTGTATCTGCACCTTGAGTCGCCGAATGAGATGCAGGCGGCCATCGCCGCGGTCAAAGGGCTGGGTGCGATCATCGACCAGAAGTCGGTCAATGGTGGCCTGAAGTCGGATGCCGGCAAGATGGAAAACGCATTCGGGGCTTCCCAGGCGATCAGCAAGCTGCGGGATCTGATGGTGAGCAAGTACGACGATCTGCGCCAGCGGGGCGGCACCAACCCGCAGCTTCGGCTCGCCTATGACCAAGCGGTGGCGATGGTGAACGAGTCGCTCGTCGACATGCTCGAAGCAGACTCGGCGCGCACGACGATGACGCGCCGCGCCGGCACGCCGGGGTCGGACTCGAACTACCGCCAGACCTTCGCGAAGCGCAGCGAGTATTATGTCAGTCTCATCTCGAATCAGTATGCCAAGCCGAAGTTCGACGAGGCGTTCCGGCAGATGAGCGAGGCGATCAATAAGCAACAGGAAACCAATCCCATGGCTGCGGTGCGGGGCCAGGAGGTCGCGGACGAGCTGGCTATCCGCCACGCCAACGCGATGCACCCGGTCGACTCACCGATCATCGACGCCATGAAGGCGTTCGGCTACCACTTCTACCTGTCCATGAGCCCCGCGTTTGTCATGGTCAACTTGGTGCAGCCGTATCACCTCACGCTCCCGCTGCTCGGGGGCCGGTTCGGGTTCGTGAAGTCGGGCATGGCGATGATGAATGCCACCCACCTCGCGTCCAAGATCCTCTACTCCTCAATCAAGAACGGGTGGGCCGAGGGCGGACTGATGGGCGTGGTCAATGCCGAGCTCGACTTGTCGAAGGCCGGCCTGTCCAAGAGCCAGATCGGTTTCGTGCAGGAGATGATAAAGAGCGGCACCGTCGACTTCACCCAGGCCCATGAGATCGGGCGTATGGCCGACGGCAAGAATCGTGGTATGGCCAACGCGGCCAAGGCGATTGGGGTGCTCACGCACTACTCTGAGGTCATGAACCGGCTCACGGCCGGGCTGGCGGCGTTCAACCTCGCGACCGAGATGCCAACAGCCAAACGCACGGCGTATGCAATCGATGCGGTGAATCAGACGCAGTTCCTCTACTCCGACCACAACACGGCTCGGGTACTGGGGCGGCACGGGTTCGCCGGCAAGGTCACGCCGCTGGCTGCATCGTTCCAGAACTACTCGTTCCAGATGATGGAACATTACATCCGTCTGGCGGATCAGGGGTTCATTCGCAAGCTCGGCACCGTGGAGGAGCAGAAGGCGGCCCGCAAGGCCATGTACGGAACGCTGGGGGCGACAACGCTGCTCGCCGGCACCATGGGCCTGCCTTTCGCCAGCGTGATCTCTGCGGCGCTCAACGCGGTCAGCGGGGACGACGACAAAGAGGATGTTCGCAGCCAGTATCGTACGTGGGTCGCCAGCGTCTTCGGCAAGGACATGGGTGAGATCATCGCCAAGGGCGCGCCGCGCGCGGCGGGGTTCGACATGAGCGCTCGGGCGGGGCATCAAGACTTGCTGCCAGGGTCACGGTTCCTCGCGGATCGCCGGGCGTTCCAAGACAAGATCAAGGACGGCTCGATGTCCATGATGGGGCCGGCGATCAATGCGGCGGTCGACGTGCTGGGCGGCATGCAGCACTTCGCCGAAGGGGACATGGTCAAGGGATTCGAGACGATGCTCCCGGCCGCGCTGAAGGGCTACTACAAGGCCGCGCAGCTGGCGAGCTCGGGCAGCTTCACCAATGCCAAGGGAAACGAGCTGCCGATGCCAGTCGACAACTGGGACATACTTGAACAGTCCCTCGGGTTCACACCGTCCAAGAAGGCCGAGCAGTCCGAGGCCAACTTCTACTACCAGTCGGCGACCAACCTCACCAAGCAGGCCAAGGCCCAGCTGGTGAATCAGGCGGTCAAGGCGTACGAGGGCGGCCAGATGGACGATTTTGGTCAAGCCATGCAGACGATCACCGAGTACAACTACCGGATTCCGACTAGCCCGATCACAGACGTTGCCGAGAAACTCGTCGGCCGCGCGCGGGGTCGCGCCTTTGCAGCAGCTACGGGAACGGGTATCATTGACCCCAACGTGAAGCACCTCCCCCGGATCTCTGAGTACAGCTGGGCCAACACTGGGATACGACCATGAGCAACGACATGAAGTACCCGCCGCACGTGCTGTCCGAGGAAGAGATCGAGCTGTACTTGACGGGCGATCGGCGGGAGATCGATCGGCTCATCCTCTTCAGCATCAACAGGCTCACCGCGGTAATCGTTCCGCACGCACACCGCGAGGATGAGCGGGACCAGAAGTTCGCCGAGGTCATGACCAAGATGGGGGGCATGGACGAGATCATCGCTCGCACCGTGTATGTCGATGCGATGCGGAAAGATGAAGTTAAGGAGGCGGCGCGCAAGCGGTACATCGACGCGCTCATCACCCGACAAGAGCGTCGGAATATGATGATGGAAAAGGTGACGACGTCCAACATAGCGTGGGCGAGTGTCGCATTCGTCGGATACCTTCTATACTCAATGCGGGAGGCCCTCGTCGCCTACCTTGTCGCACGAGGAGTACCACTCAAATGATTACCCTTACGCAATATTTCGGCCAATATGCTGACTCTCCCGATGCCAACGTGACGCGCCGGGTCAATGCGGCCGAGCTCCTTGAAGCGTGCAACCGTCTGGAGCAGATGGCCATCGCGGCGGGGATCAAGTTTCGCGACGACCCAGATACAGGTTCGGGGGTCGGCGGCGAAGGAAATGGCGGATTCCGCCCGCAGCACTGCGCTACGGGGGCGGCACATTCCAGCCACAAGGAAGGGCTCGCGGTTGATCGGTACGACCCTGACGGCTCCATCGACGCATGGTGTATGGCCAATGCCGAGCCAGGGGGTAAGCTGGAGCAGTGCGGGATCTACATCGAGCACCCATCGAAGACGATCCACTGGAGCCATTGGACGATCAAGGCTCCGGGGTCGGGGAAGCGGGTGTTCATGCCATGATCGCCAGTGAACGTCGAATGAGGGGGGTGGACCAATGGCTCAAGAAATATCGGGTTCGGTCGACGCTGATCTTGTCGATCTCGATTGGCCAGATGCTTTGGGTGACGTGGTGGAGCACCAAGTTTGCCGCTACCAGCTCCCTTTCGGGTACCGAGATGGCAGTGGTGATTGCGGCTGTGCAGGTGCCCGTCACCCTGCTATTCAATTCTGTCTACAAAACGTACCAGGAAAATAAAATACCATGACCATAATTCCGACGTGGATGAAAGTGGCCGCCCTCATGGCTCTCGTGGGGGCGCTTGCATGGGGCGCGCACGTGTTCGTATCGTACGAGCAGCAGATCGGATATGATCGTCGAGTTGCCGAGGACTTGACACAGGAAAACGCGGACCTGAAGGCCGCGATGGCCGAGACTGTCCGGCTCAACGGGGTGATTACGGAGGCTCAAAATGCTGCGAAGATTCGGGAAGGCAAGATCGCTACTCTGGCTGCTTCCAATGATGCTCTGCTTGGCAAGCTGCGCGTCAGCACCGCAAACGTCGACGCCCTCGTGTCCAGCGCTTCCGCCGATGCCCTCGCAGGCGCAGTCCGAGCCTACGGAGGACTATTCACTAACTGTCGAGAGCGTTTTGAAACAATGGGACTTGCAGCTTCAGGCCATCGAAGCGATGTTAAAACGCTAGTCGATGGGTGGCCCAGGAAGAAGGAGTAGATCATGGCAGCGTCAAAAGACATCGCGATTGCGCAGGGCAAGACCTTCACGCTGGTACTGCGGTGGGAGGCTTCCCCGATCATCCGGCTGCCGATCACTGGCATCACCTGCCCGAACGGCGCGGCTATCGTCGGCGTCGACACCACGCTCATCCCCAACGGGTGGCGGGTGGCGATCACGAATGTCAAGGGCATGACCGACATCAATGCGGCCGACCCGAACAAGCTGCGGGACTCCGACTACACGCCGGCTACAGTGCTCAGCCCCACCAGCCTGGAACTGAATGAGGTCAACGCCGCCGGGTACAAGCCATGGACCTCGGGCGGGTTCGTCAACCTCAACACGCCTGTCGACATCACCGGCTTCACGGCGCGCATGGACATCAAAGACAAGGTCGGCGGCACCGTGCTTCTCGCGCTCACCACCGATGTCGCCGGGGGCATCGTGGTCGACCCGACGGCGCACACGATCGTCATTACCATCTCTGCCACCGACACGGCTGCATTGCTGTGGACGAAGGGCGTTTATGAGTTGGAGCTGGTCAGCAACGGCACCCCGGCAGTGGTTACTTCGCTGCTCATGGGTAAAGTCACGGTGTCCAAAGAAGTCACCACGTAAAATAGGGGGCCCGCA